GTTTAAAAAAGTTAAACACAGAATTAAGCATTATAAACCTCCTCTAGTTATTAATCTCTTTTTATAGCTTCCGCAATTTTCTTTCTCTGGGAATCCCCAGCACTGCCCTCTTTAAAACCGCTATGTCCTTGCTTTTTAGCTTGGGCAGTAGCTACCGCAAACGGATTAGTCTCCGCTTTAGATATGTCCATATAGTTTAGAAACTGTTTAGTTATACTTATCTCTGGTGAATACCATGGGTGATCAGAGTCCTCTGCAGCCTTCTTAGCCTTAGCTGCAGCAGACATACTATAATCAGGAGAATCTTCATCTAACTTATCTCCTAGGTCTTGACCAGCTTCATTAACTGTCCATGGTGGTTTATGATTTATTGGTATGCCCCAATCATTAGTTTCCACTTCAACAACAGGTGTATACCTCATTCCTTCAAGTGGTTGCTCAGAAGGAAAACCATATTCTCTTAATAACTGCTGATGCTCCGCATCTCTTGCAGCATAATTATGTAAAGTACTGAATGTCTTTCCATTGTTCAAAGGGTCTTTATCTGCTTTAGCTAAGATATCTGTAAACACTGATATAGTGTCATGCCCAAATTTACTACATGAACAATCGACAGATTTTTGTAAGTCTTGCCATTTACCAAATGATTTAATAAAATCTATGTTTCCTTCTTTATTTTCCATAAGTACTATCTCCAATACATTAGATTTATTCCCGTCGTTAGATGTTGGATCACCTCCCTCAGAAGATATATTAGGACTATATAACTTACACCAATCCTCCGAATGTATATCACCCATAACCAGTTCACATGTCCCAGCATCATCCCCAGCGTTTCGTATAAAGTACTGACATGATTCACATTTAATGCCAGCCTCTATTTCAGGTGGAGTGGTTTCTCGTAATCCTGCTTCGGTAGGACTGATTTGACTATTCCGTTTCTCCAGTTTAATCAAACAACTCCCATCAATACAAGAACCTTGTGGTGTAGAAAGGCTCTTTAATAGGTCAAAACCAGCCCCTTGATTGACTCCCTTCTCACATACAGTTACTTCTGCAAGTTCCATTTCATCTACTTGCATATAAGGCATTAAGCCTTTCTGCATGTTTTGAGTCTTAGTAGCTGATCCAGCTATAGAATAACTTTTAAGCTTTCCGTCATTTATTTGATCTATAACTCTTTGCGCTATACGAGTGTCATCTCTGATTTCACAAATAAAATATAGCCCTTTATCATCTACACCAGACTTAAAAATCTGTCCACCTTTACTTATATACGCTGGTAATGCCCATCCTACTTGAACATCACTATGAAGCACCATAGCGTTACGAGTACGAAAGTTAGACATGTAACGTTTAAAAGCTCGTGTCAAAGCATCTGTGGTAATCATATGGCCCTCTCTGTCAATTAATTCAACAGACGCAGGGCCACCTACAACTACTGGGTCAGCCATTACAAAGTCTTGAGCAGCTTCGGTATATTCAGGAGCATCGGGAAAGGCACGAGAAAGTGTTAAAACCTCAGCTTTAGAAGCTATTCCAGCTTTCCACAATTTTTGATATTCGTCTAATGCGTCTTGAATATCCTCAACAGTGGTTCTACCACTTTGAGCTTTTTCTAACAGCATTATTTCAGCATCATCTGATGCCCATGAATAAAGATTACTACTCATCCTATACGCTCCTTGGAATCATTACACGCCCCAAATAACGCCACTAACTGTTGGTGTTCCTGAAGCAGAGAGTAAGGAAACTTTATCCCTAAATCCCAAAGGCCACGTATTATCGAACGTAGCTCCAGCTAAGACAGGAATTCCAGTAGTGGCTGTAGCAGTCACATCTAGTCCTACATATACAATCTCTGCACCTGTACCAGATTCGTTCTTAATAGTTATACCTCTAATAATAGTCATATCAGGACGTTTCCTAGATGTAGAGGCGTTTGCAGTTCCAGACCATTCATAGTTAAGTCCACTATCTCCATCTAGATATGTAGAAACTGCTGTAGTATCTTCTCTGACTTCAAACATAATCTTATCAACATAGAAATTAATATTGTGTTGAGCAGTAGTAGTTACAGATAATCTATATGCTGCGGCTGCAGTACTTCCAGCAACTGTATATTGTGCTGTTAATCGTCTCCATGAAGTTGCTAAGTCATCTGTTCCTGATGTTGCGAGAACTGAACCATCAGAATCCATTAGTTCCAGAGTTACTGCTCCTGAAGCAGAGGCTCCATAATGTTCTATTTGAACGGTTAGATGTTGAGGATTAATATTGAAAGGTATTAAAGGAGAGTCCCAATAAACCCCTTCATCGGCTGCTGAGTTATCTGGATTCACAAGTAAAGAAGCCGTTCCTACTGAAGCTTGCCCAGCATCTCTAGATATTGCTGAACCCGTAGCAGTAAACATTGTAATATCAGCCGCTTCAATTCTAGGGTTCGTAACCCAGTTTGCTGCTATTTCTCCCTGCCCCGTAGTTACTATTGTAGCTGCTGTAGTAGAAAGAGCTTGTCGAAAAGGCACATATTTAGTATATGGATGGGCTGCTTGACGAGTTGAAAAATCAATCTCCCATTCCCTAAAATCTGTATGTCGTTCATTTGCCATAAAATTATACTCCCAATCTTAATTGTATTATTGCTAATATTGCGCCTAAAACTACTGTAGCATGGGCAAAGAGAATACCAGTAAAAATGGTTATAGATTTCGCACCATACATTTTATTTCGCCATGACCTTAAATCATCTAACTCATCATTAACCTTATCTAAACTTTTACATAAGGTTTCATTTAGATTACTTTGCGTTGCAATATAAGTGTCTAATCGTTCCATATAGACCGCTAAATCTATAGACGTTTGTTGCTTTTTAGATACCATAAATAATTCCTTCTATTTATTGTCAACACAATAAAGGGGGTATATTTCTATACCCACCTTTAAAATTATACACCAAAGGCCAGAATTCTTACATAGACCGCACTCACATCAGTAGTATTAGCTACTTCGTCCAAAGCGGCTGCATCGGCTCCAGCTTCATAAAGAGCTAGTGTTTCATTCGAGTAATCATACTGAGCTACATAGCCACTATCTTCAGCCTCACATATCATAATATGAAGACTCTCAAAACCAAGCTGAGTAGCGGTCAAAGACTCGCCACCACTGGCGTATGAACTATCGAATTGAATTCTCTTTATGACATATTTATTATTACCGGGAACTCCTGCTACATCCATTGCATTACTTGGAGTTGCTATAGTTAATGCCATATCGTTATTCCTCCGTTATAAAGTTTATTTAAGGTATGAGGGGCGTAGGATGTACTACGCCCCATATACCTACAGTTAGTTAACTGTTCAAATCCGCAATCTTAGCCTGAACAAAGATGTTCTTGCATCGCAACTCTGCCATGGTGTAGAGCAAGCCCCTCACCACTAGAGCATTCGCTGCGAAGTAGTCACGGTTCTCAACATACTGAGTAGGTTGAGCAACTGCAATCTCAAGATAGTCTGTATCCAAAACATAGATGTTACTCCCCAATACTGCATCCGCAGTCGAAACCGACTTCGGCGTGTCAGCATCTGGAAGAATTGGAATTCCCTGATACGTAGCCAACACAAGGCCAGTACGAGTGCCGGGGAAGGTTCGCTCTGAACCTACGCCTACCTGATACTCTTCCTGTCCCATGTACCTCTGGTTAGAGTTCAACAGTCTCTCTAACTTGAAGTATTGATCATGTCCAAGAATAATAACCTTCGGCTCTCCACCATTCTCTCTGATCTTCTGAATAGCTGTGTCAAGTAGTGTTAGAGATATATCTCGTCCCACACCTGAGTTATACGATACATAAGCACCAGCATTCCAGCCGCCAGCAGTTCTGCCAGCTTGTGTTAGGTCATACGCTCTAGTGTTAGCTCCACCAGAACCGCCACCGACAACAGAACCGTCCTCAGCTACGATATCGTCAATTGAAGTCAACCCAGCACGACTGTAAATAAATGCTACGTCTCCATCGGCATAAGCAGTACCGCTAGCAACAGTTACTACACCAGTAGAGGTGTTAGCTGCAGAAACAGCAGAACCAGAAGTCCTGTCGAATCCAGTACCAACGTTGTTCATTCCAACTGCATCACCGACCTTAAAATGTTTTGCAATAGCTGCTGGTACAGTAAACGATGTTGACCCACCAGCAGATACTAGATAAGCGGAACCTGCAAGAAGTTCCTCGTTAATTTCCTTGACATGGTCAAGCTGTGCATTCTCGTTCTCCAACGCCAGAACATCCCCAACACCGCCCTCTAGCTGTGCTGTGAAGACTGACTTCACAGAGGCACCAAAGGTCGTAGAGACCACACGAGGCAAGCTCGATACGGTCTCAATGTTGGAAATATCCACAGTCGGTAGATTACCGGTCTCTGTCACAGGTTGGGATCGTCCCGAACCCCTGTCTGTCCTTACACGCCAACCAGCCGTATTACCCCAGACAGTTCTGGGGATGGCATTAAAAAAGCGTGTTTGGTTATTCAGGGCTTGCCACACCTTACGCCCATACGTAGTGTTAAATATACCAGTAGAAGTGTCTACAGTAAAGTAGGTCTGCTTCATCAAGTATTCGGGGCCGAATACTGACTGATACAATCCACGCTGCGACTGAGCTAGATATTCTGCAAGGGATGGATTAGCCATGATATTTCCTCCTAATCAAATTTAAATTACCCAAGAAGTTCCCTTGGAACTCCATCAGTGTTGCCCATTTCAATTTGGGCCTGTAAATCACGAAGCTGTTTATAAGACAAGCCTACTAATTGATCAACGGTATCTATCGAACTTCCCGTCTTTACGAGAGGCGTACCGTCAACTCCTAAAGGTGTCTCCTCAATACGTCGAGGTCTCTGTAGTCCATTCTCTTCCTTAAAGCCCATTTTACGAAGACGGCTCTCAGCTTCCTTAGTAACTGCCTTCTCCATAGAAGCATCAACGTTTCGTATCTGCTTCTTCAAAGCCTTTAGTTCTTTTCTCATAGATTTCATTTCCTCTTCCTCATCTTCTGGCTCTTCCTCTTCTGCGGGATACTCATCAGCACCCTCTTTCTCTACATCTTCCTCATCGTCATCTTCATGACCGGGAACATGGGTCTTCATGTATCCACCCTTTACTGGCATCTCGTCTTCATCCTCGTCCTCGTCCTCTTCTTGTTTCTTCATAGCCTGTATAGTGGCCTGTTGATCAGCAATGTTAGTTGAAATAGTAGCGGCCTTTTCAGAATCATCAGCACTGCTCCCCTTACCTGTCTTAGCAGCACTACGTACCTTAGTTCCATCTACATCCATTCCACCTTGCTTCAAAATGCCTACTACCTCTGAGGCAATGTCCTTTACAAGGGCAGTTCTCTCAGAATAGGCTTGCTGTTCCTCTTCCTTTCTAAGCTCTGCGTCCTCATCACTAGAGAATCGGGCATCCATCTTTTGCAAGACTTCAGCAACGGCGGCTAGTGCAAGGTTAGTACCCTCCATTTGCTTCTCGACCTTAGTCATAAGCTCATCTGCCATAATATGTCCTCCTATTTTTGTAAGATGCCCCTAACAGTTGGTCTTAGCCACCTCCGACTATTTGGGAATTATACTATAATTTAGGCAATATACTATAATTTTGCCCTAAGTTATTATACTATCTGTAGCATAAAATCCTAACTAGATTCATCCATTTCTACGAATTCCCCAGTTGTTAACCGTAAAATTTCATTTCTAAAATCATATAAAGGTATCTGAATTAGCTTTTTAAAACGTTCACATTGATTACCTTCAGGTATAGTAGCTTCTACTAAATCTAATACTTTACCTACCATACGCGAATGTCTTGCTATAATATACTCCTGATCACTCGTGACTTGTAAATTAGTCATTACCCACCCCTTTCTAATCTTTTCTTAAGTACTATTTAAATTTTTGTTTAAGTGCCTCAGCAAGGAATTTCTCCATATTTTTTCCTGTATACCGTTTCTTAGCCGACTTAGAAACAGGTTTTGTAGCCTTTACTTTTGGAATTTCACTAATCATTCGCCATTCACCATTAGGTAATTGTATTGGTTTATGGTTTTTATAAAATCTTTGATGTGCCCTAACCATCGTTTGCTTTCGTTTATGCGCTTTAATCTGTTGAACATATCTCCCCACAGGTTGAGCAGGTTTTCCCTCTTCAAGTTTATTAGCATGAGCATTATTAAAACCAAATTCTATTTTACGTTGATATTGGTTACCCGATCTTTTGATAATTCTTGAACCTCTCCATTCAGGATAGGTTTGTTCCATTTCATCTGCCCATAAAGAAACATCCTTTTCAAGCGACTCCATAATAGCTGTCCCTATTGTTGACATTATCTTTTTACTTTCTTTATCATCAGGCATAATTATACTCCTTTTATATTATACTCTAGAATAGATATTTTCTAATCTCTTCAACATAATGTTTTCATAGACCCAACTATTCCCGTCTTCCCTTATTTCAAAAACTACTGA